ACAGGCGCATTAGCAGTAAGATTTTATAGTAAAGAAGTACAAAACGATTTCCTAACTAACAAAGAAGGCAGACCAATTAGCTACATGGCTGACTTTGTAAGAATTGAAGTTCCAGGCAATCAAACAAGTATTATTGAAACATTTGTCAATAACACACATAAAGCTAGATTCCCAACACAATGGGCTATCTATTTAAACGAAAAGGCAGATGGCAACAACAATCCTGATAACGTGCAAGGCACAATATTAAGAGATTGGCCTATCCTAAACGCAGCTCAAGCTACAGAATTAAAACACTTCAAGTTCTACACAGTAGAACAAGTGGCAGCAGCTTCAGATCAACAAATTATGGCTATCGGTATGACAGCAGGTATGTCACCATTAGCACTAAGAGATAAAGCTCAAGCGTTCCTAGAAAACGCTAAAGATTCATCATTTGCACAAAGACAGTCAGAAGAACTCAAATTAAGAGAGCAAGAAATTGCTGATCTTAAAGAACAAATGACTCGTTTAGCAAAAATGGTAGAAGAAAAGGCTAAGTCTGATAAACCTGAAGTTAAAACAGAAACGAAAGAACCTAAAAAGGACTAACTAATGGCTTCAACTCTTTTACAACTCGTACAACAAGCTACAGGTGAGATGGGTTTAACACAACCTACGCAAGTTGTCGGTAATACTGCTGCTGATATTGTTCAAATATATGCACTAATGAACTCTATCGGTTACGAGATACAAAGAGATCACAATTGGGAAGCTCTAGACAAAGAGTACAGGTTTTACACGCAATATACGACTATTACTTGTACTCTAGTCGCTAATTCAGTAAACGTAACAACAGCAACAAGCACAGCAGGATTAAGTAATTTATGGATTGTTACCGGAACAGGCATTAACCAAGACACTTATGTTAATACTGTAACAGGCACTAATTCACTTACATTATCACAAGCTGCAACACAATCAGGTGTATTTACCTTATATTTTTCACAAGCTAAATATCCATTACCTAGCGATTGGGATAGACAAGTAGATCGTACACATTACGATAAATCTAAACGCTGGGAAATGTTAGGCCCTGAAACTGCTCAACAATGGCAGTTCTTAAAGTCTAGCTATATTTCAACAGGCCCTAGAATCCGTTACAGAATTTTAGGTGGATACTTCCAAGTATGGCCTGCCATGAATACTAATGAATATCTAGGTTTTGAATACATGAGTAACCAATGGGCTACTTCAGCCGCAGGTGTTACACAATCATCATTCTTAGCTGATACAGATACTTGTATATTCCCTGATAGACTCATGGTAACAGCACTCAAAAAGAAATATTTTGAGATTAAAGGTTTTGATGCAACAGCATTTACAAGAGATTACTTACAACAATTAAGTTTTGCTAAGGCTAACGATTCTGGTTCACCGACATTAAGTCTTGCTCCAGTACCATCTACAGTTCTTATCGGCTTTGAGAATATCCCTGACGCTAACTACGGACAATAAATAATATGTTTCCAGTAAAAAGAAAATCATCAGGAAGCGTATCATTACCAGCACCTATAGGTGGATGGAACGCTAGAGATAGTTTGGCAGATATGGCACCAACGGATGCTGTATACCTTACTAACTGGTTTCCTGCCACAACAGAGTGTATATTGCGTAAAGGCCATGTACAATGGGCTACAGGAATTACAGGCACAGTTGAAACCATCATGGACTATGAAGGTGGTAGTTCATCTAAATTATTTGCAATAGCTAATGGTTCTGTATATAACGTAACTACACAAGGTGCAGTAGGTGCAGCAGTATTAACTGGACTTAATAATTCACGCTTTCAATATACTAACTTTGCTACAGCAGGTGGTAATTTCTTATATATGGCCAATGGAAATAATACGCCATATTTATATGATGGAACAACATGGACTAGCATTACTTCTGTATCTACACCAGCTATTACAGGCGTTGCTACTACAGACTTAAACAATCCGATTGTATTTAAACAAAGAGTATTTTTTACACAAAAGAATACACTTAAAACATGGTATTTACCAGTAAGCTCAGTAGGTGGTGCAGCTAATGCTATAGATGTATCACAATATGCTTATAAAGGTGGTTATGTAGTTCAACATGCAACATGGACATTAGATGCTGGTTATGGTGCAGATGATTACTATGTAATTTACACTTCTAAAGGCCAAGTTGTAGTTTATAAAGGCACAGATCCTTCATCAGCAAGCACATGGGCTATGATTGGTGTATGGGATTTAGGTGCTCCAGTTGGCACTCGTTGTATGTATAAATATGGTGGTGATTTATTATTATTAGGCACAGATGGCTTAACACCAATGGCAGCAGAATTACAGTCATCTAGGCTTGATCCTAGAGTGGCTTTAACAGACAAAATACAATGGGCTATATCAGAATCAATCAGTCTTTATGGCACTAATTTTGGATGGCAAGTTTTATTCTATCCACAAGAAAATCAATTATGGATTAATGTTCCAATATCAGATGGCACTCAACAATATGCCATGAATAGTATTAACAAGAATTGGTGTAATTACACAGGTTGGGCTGCTAGTTGCTGGGAATTATACAAAGACGAACCTTATTTTGGTGGTAATGGCTTTGTAGCTAGAGCATATTACACAAATTCAGATAATGGTAGTAATATTGTAGCTACAGGATTACAAGCGTTTTCAGACTTTAATAGTCCAGGTCAAGTCAAGCGTTTTACAATGGCTAAACCTATATTTAGAACAACAGGTAATCCAGCTATTTATGCAAACATTAATTTAGATTTTAATTTAAGCGATCCATCTACTGTTCTTAATTATACTCCTAGCTCATCAGGCACTTGGGATAATGCTTTATGGGATACAGGTATTTGGGGTGGTGGTTTATCAGTATTACAACAATGGCAAGGTCTTAATGGTGTAGGCTATTATGGAGCACCTATTGTTAAAACAGCTTCACAAGGTATAGATACTCGTTGGGTAACTACAGATGTTGTTATTGAAAAGGGTGCAGTCTTATAATCATTCAAGGTAAAGAAGTAGGCGAATGGGTGCTTGAAAAAGCAGGTGGTCATTGGAATGATCGCTGTATTGCTATTGGTCAAATGAATGATGGTGAGATGATTATTGGCGTTGTATATGATGATTATACAGGTGCATCCATATCTATCCACTCAAGATGTGATAATCCTAGAAAAGTATCAAGACAATTTTATTGGGCTATATTTGATTACCCATTTAACGTAGCAAAAGTAAAAAGGCTTACAGGGTTAGTATCTACATCTAACTTAAAAGCACAAAGGCTTAACGAACATTTAGGTTTTGAACGTGAAGCTGTATTAAAAGATTATTTACCAGACGGTGATGCAATTATTTATATTATGCGACCAGAAAACTGTCGCTTTTTAAAACTCGGAGAAAGATATGCAAAGTAAGTTAGCTAGTTTTTTAGATCCACTTTATAGATGGATTACAAACTATATGGGTTCACAAGGATTCATTTTATATGGTAAGGATAGCCCACCAGTTCCTGCTGCACCTGACTATACTGCTTTAGCTGAAAAAACTCAACAAGGCAATCTTGATATGGCTCGTATGCAACTTGCTGCGAACCGAGTAAATCAAAATACACCTTATGGTAGTTTATCTTATTCTCAAACAGGTACAGATTCTTATGGTAATCCTACCTATACTGCAACACAAAATTTATCACCTGAACAACAAGACATATATAACAAACAAACAAATCTTTCACGTGGTATTTTAGGTGCTGCTCAAGGTGGAGTAGGAAATGTTGCAAATTCACTTGCACAAGGTGGTGTAGATACATCTAAACTTGCTTCTACAGGTATTAATCCTGGTGAAACATATTCTGACGCTATTATGCGTAGACTTCAGCCACAAATGCAACAAGAAAAAGGTCAATTTGATGCACAAATGGCTAATCAAGGTATTGCTCCAGGAACAGAAGCCTATAACAATGCTAAACGATCATTTGATCAAGCACAAAATGATAAATTAACATCAGCAGTTGTAGGTGGATTTAATACAGGTCTTGCAGCTAATCAACAAGGTTATAATCAAGCTAGACAAAATCTTGCTATGCCTATTGATTTAATGAACGCAGTTCGTACAGGATCACAAGTTACAAATCCTAATTATGTTAATAACGCTAATATGGCTAATGTTTCAGGTGCTGATTATTTAGGTGCAGGTCAAAATCAATACAATGCTAATATGGCTAATTACAATGCTAATATGGCTAATCAAGGTGGCTTTTTTAGCGGTTTATTAGATATTGGTAAAACAGCTGCTATGGCACCTTCTGGCACATTTAGTGGCCCTACAGGATTATTCCAAACTGCAACAAATATGTTTTCTGATGAACGATTAAAAGATAATGTTAAACGTATTGGTACACATGATCTTGGTGTTGGCATTTACTCATTTAATTATAAAAAAGGTTATGACTTACCTGAAGGCACACATATCGGTGTTATGGCTCAAGAGCTTGAAAAAGTTAAACCTGAAGCAGTATCTACTGCCGACAATGGTTATAAACTTGTTAATTACGCTTTAATTTAAGGATAGAATATGTCATTTTTCCCACAAGATAACACTCAAGACGTTAGCGGATTGCCAGTAGACGATACAATGGCTCAATTAGAGCTACAACGTAAACTTAAAATGGCTGACTTGCTTAAGCAAGCACAAGAACCACAAGCTCAAATGGTAGGCGGAAGATATATTAGACCATCTTGGACACAAAAACTCGCTGGATTAGCTAAGGCTTATGTTGGTGGTAAAACAGAAGAAGAAGCTATGAAGAATTATGGCGACTATCAAAAATCTAAAGAAGCTAAAATGGCAGATATCCTTCAAGGATTAACTCCACATACAGAAACAACAGAATTAGATGTAAATCAAGCTGGTGGCATGCCTGGTGTTATGCAAACACAAACAGTTCAACCTGATATTAATGCTACTATACAAAAAATGGCTACTTTTGATCCTAATTTTGGTGCAAAAATTGCAGAAGCTAAAATTAGTAAAGCATTAACACCTAAAGAACCTGTAAAACTTGGTGCTGGTGACGTATTGCTTGAGCCCAATACAAGGCACCCTTTATATACTGCTCCTAATAACCCAGCAGTAGAACGCATTCCACAAATAAAACAATTATTAGACATACAAAAAACTCTTGATCCTAAAAGCCCTGATTATAAAATAATTAGTGATGCAATTAAACATGAAACAACATTTGCACCTAATGTTGCAACTATTATGCCAGACAAAAATCAAGTAGAAAATGCTGCTCAAATGATTGCCAATGGTCAAATTAAACCATTATCAGGGTTTGCTATGAGATCTCCTTATGGACAAGCTGTAATGTCAAGAGTAAATGAATTAAATCCTGATTACAGAGCTGGAGATATTGAATCATCTATTAAAGCAACAAAAGATTTTTCTACAGGTAAAAATGGTAATACAGTTAGATCATTAAATGTTGCAGTAAATCATCTTGATACTTTAGGTCAATTATCAGAAGCTCTTAATAATAATGATATTAATTTGTTTAATAAATTAGGAAATGCTTATGCACAACAAACAGGTAATCCAATACCTACAAATTTTAATGCTGCTAAAAAAATTGTTGCAGATGAAATTGTTAAAGGTATTGTTGGTTCTGGTGGTGGTGTTGCAGATCGTGAAGAAGCAGCTAATAGCATTAATGCAGCAAATAGTCCAGCACAGCTTAAAGGAGTTATTGATACATATAAACAACTTCTTGGTGGTCAATTATCAGGTCTTAAACAACAATATGAAACAACTACAGGTAAAAAAGACTTTAACAAATTTATTTCACCAAATACACAAAAGAACATTGGCGATCATTCACAATCTGTTCAAAGTGATATAAGAAGTAAAGCAGATGCAATTCTTGGAGGTAAATAATGGCTTCAGCAGATGATTATGCAAATTGGATAGTAGCTAATGAAGCTAAAAAAGGTACGCCTGAATTTGATACCGTTTCTAAAGCATATCAAGAAGCTAAATCTGAAGAATCTGGGAAAAAAGCTATAGATTTTAGTATTCCTACAGAAGAAGCATTACGCACAAGCTCAGTTAAGCCACAAGAATTTACACCATTATCACAAAAGATTTTAGGTGCAGGTGAAGCAGCATTATCTACAGCATCTACTATTCCTGCTATTGCAGGTGGATACTATGGCATG